GCTCACCCTGCGGGCCCTGGGGGCCTTCCGGGCCTGCCGGGCCCTGATCGCCCTTTGCTCCGGTGGGGCCCTGCTCTCCGGCGGGGCCTTCCGGGCCTTGTGGGCCTGCCGGGCCCGCGGGGCCGGGTTCGCCGGGTTTACCCTCGGAGTTTACGCCGCTGTCCTCGTACTCGTTTTTTTCAAAATTCCACACATACCAGTTACCATTGTCGCCGATATACGGCGTTTTTACCGTCGCAGTCTCCGCTTTTTCCGCGGCCTTTATCACGTCCTCCGCCCAGTCCGGCGCAGGTGGGGGAGGCACGGGGCCCGTGCCTCCTATGGATTGCTCGACGTATGCGGTTATGATGTGCGTTTTGCCGACGGTCTCCCCGTCCAGCAGGCGCAGCTCGATCTGCCCCACTCCGGGCACGGCGGTGTCCGCAGCGTCCGGTGTCCACTGGATAGGGGAGGACGTGCCGCCCACGACTACCGGCCTCATCTGGCCGTCCGGGCGCTTGTATACGATGGATACGGTGCCTTCCGGGTACTCCTCCAGCCATGGGGACACGTCAAATTTGTGTGTGCGATAGGCGTTCTCGCCCACCCGCCCAACGATAAGCTCCCGGGTGAGTATGCCGGGGCACGAGGTATTACTTTGCATTTTTCAGCGCCTCCTCCAGTTGTTTTATGCGGTTTCCCATATCCCGCAGCATTTTATGTGTATTCTGTGCGTCAGCCCACAACACGGCGGGCACACGGTCATAGCTTACGCTTTCAGCCTCTACCATGCCCGTCTCTTTGTTGCGGTTGTATTCGGTGAGCCACGGGAACTCCTGTTCCATTTCTTCGGCAATGAATCCATAGCCGCTGCGACCTTTGTCGCCGCGAGCCTTACTCTCAAAAGTTACGGCGCGTACACGGTCTATGCGGTCGCTCACATTATCGTACTCTCGCACGTCATGTATGTTGCGTTTGTAGCGTCTCGACGATATTATGCGGTACAAATATCCGGTGTCGGTATCGAGGCGTAGGTTTGCGCTGTATGACACCTGTCGAGCAGTCAAGCTGCCCATGTATACCGAGCTGCCCGTTAAATACAGTTCCCCGCAGGCCATGCGGTTGTCGCAGCCAAGTGCAGTCGCAGTAAAAGGTGCGTTACAATTTAGGCCCGCAACCATGCCTCCATATCCGTTTAAAACTGTATTACCAAGGACTAATCTCCCGTTTGTATAATCGGAGTACAGTGTGCAGTTTCCGCCCTGTAACCTGTCACCGTATATTGTAAATCCTGCGATTGAGCCGCTTGTTGCTGTAATTTTTCCGCTGATCGTCAGGTTGCCGTTGCCGTCAAAGGCAAACACCGTGTTTCCGCTGGTATTTTTCATTGTGATAGTGTTGGCGGTCAGGTCAATTAAAAATCGGCCATCTTTTGATTGGAGTATGCCCGCGGTAATCCGCGCCGCGTCCATGCCGCCTGTGATGATAAAGTCCGCGTTGATCTTGCCGTCAATCGTCATTGCGAGGCCGTATGGGCCGTTGTAGCCGCTGGACGAGTAGCCGAGGCCGGACTTGTTCCACCGCCAGACCTGTACCGCGCTCTCTATGTCCGGCTGATCCATTATCAATATCTCGTCCGGGGTTTTGCCGCCGGTGCTGCTGTGTATTACCACATAGCCGCCCTGGTTGCCGGTTATCAGCTCCGTTGCCTCTATCACCGCCGCCTGCAGCGCCGTGAGGTCGGGGCCCTTGGCTATCTCCTGTGCCTGCTCCGCTATGGTCATGGCAACATTTTTGCGGACATTGCCTATGGTTACGCTGTCGTATGCGTCGATGAGTACGTTATATACCGTGCTGGTCACCTGCGCCGTGGCGTTGACGCCGAGCCGCTCAAATATCACGGTAACGGTGTCGCATAGTTCCACCCGCTCCAGCAGTGCGAAGTCTTTGTACTCCTGCGTCTGCTCGAGCTGCACAAAGGACACATTGAGCGATACCTCCGGCACGCCTATATCGTGGTCGGTCATGTACTGCTCCGCCGCCGCCTTGAGCGCCTCTGCCGTAGGAGCTTCCTTAAATTCTGCCGTCAAATCGAGGGGCAGTATGCGGGTATAATCATATGTTCCGGGCGCAGGAGTGACCTTTGGGCTCGTCTCCACTATACCGTCGCCGTTTTTGTAATAGGCATACACCCCGGTGTACACGTTGCTGCAATTTTCGTCCTGCTTCAGGTCAGTCAGGTTTTTGCCATAGCGTATGGTCACGCCGCGGTCAGTGCCGCGCTGCTGGTAAAGCCGCACGGTGTATTTGTCGTATTTGTATTCGCCTCCGTAAACCTCGAGCATGGTCGGCAGCAATGAACGGATGGACGCGGGCGATTTTACCGTAAAATCGCCGGAGGAGGTCATGTCAGACCAGAATGTAAACGGGTTCGCCGTGACGGCGTTTGTGCTAAACCCCGCGAGCGCGGCCTGAACTGAGGCCGCCGAGTACGGAGAAACGGGTATTCCGGTCAGGTCGTAGCTGATGTGATAGGCGTATACCGTGACGAGGCCATTTGTGGGTTTGCTTATGCGGTACACTCTAAACGGCTGCGCTAAATCGACAGGGTTAGGCTTGGCGAGTATGATCGAGCGCTGTTGTATTTCGGCGTAGTGTATGCCCTCGATAGGGTATTTGAGGGTAAGCTCAAAGGCGCCATTGCGCGTCTCCTTGACGGTGCAGCTTGCAGCGTCGGAGAGTTTGCCGAGGCCATTGGTCGTAAATGCCGTCGCTGTCGGTGCAAATAAAACCGGTTTCATAATGTCCACCACCTCGGTATGATCTCGACGGAGGTTATGCCGCCCGTCCATGTTATCTCATTATCGCCGGGCGCAAGCTCCGGGAATTCCGGGATCGTGACCTGACTATTAAGGTTGGTCACGCCCTTGTAGGCGTTTTCGGTGTCGCTATCCAGCGTGATGCTCTCGTCTATCGATGAGAGTGTGCATACGTACTCACCTACCTGCAGCGTTGCCGCCCCGCTGCCGTAAACGGTGATGAGGGGCTTTGCGTTAAACGCGGTCGGGTTGGTTATTGCCCCGCCGCTGGTGCTTATCGTCTGCGCCGTGTCGCCGATGTTTAAAAACCGCTGCGGTTTGCAGTTAAACTCTATTGTGGCCCTGCCGTATAGGTTAAATGTGTTTTCCAGATCCATCGGCCCTTGAAAAAAGGCCATGCGGTAACTGCCGGGGGTGTAGTCGTCCACAAGTTTGCGGTAGCCGCCCACGTTGAGCCACGCCGCCACGGCACGGGCAACATCCGGCAGTTTGCTGTTGTTTCGAGGGCCGCTCAGGTAGATGTCGTATCCTTGTATATAATTGCTGTATGCCTGCTGCTGCAGGAGCAAATCGCCGTTTCGCCCTGGTACGCTGATCGCGCTCTGCTTACGCTGCGGCACGGTATATGTCGGATACCGCTCAACGATGCAATTCAGGCTGTCGCTGGTTATGCCGTCCCAGTTTATCATCTGTAAATCGCCTCCTGTCTCGCCACGGCATCATTGATTCGGTACATGATCTCATCTGCAAGGGCCTCCACGTCCTGACCCTCCGCGCCGTAAACGGTGATGTTGACGCCGCCCATCATGGCGGCGCTTTCGGCATTGCTTTTTATCTGTGTTCCCTGGGGCAGCCGGAGCAACTCGGGGCCCTCTTCGCCTACCAACGTCCAACCGCCTTGCCAGTAATCCGTGCCGTGGGCGTTGCGGCCAACGCCGGAATCCCACGCCTTGCCGCCCACGGCGACGCCCTTATAGTCCCAATCGCCGTTGAGCCACTGAGCCAATTCGGCGAACGCCTGCCGGAAGCTGCCCTTTATTTTGCCGACGAGGTTATCCAGGCGCTTGTGAAATTTATCGACAGCGGCCACGCCCTCCTCGGAGAGCACCTGATTGTTTTCGTGCGCCGCCTGTTTCATGTTGTCGAGAGCGTCCGCGCCGTCGTTGATGATAGGGTTGAGTTTCAGTGCGCCTTCGCCCATGAGGGACATCGCGAGGGTGTCGCGCTCCGCGCCCTCCTCCATATTAGCGAGGGCGTAAACAACATCGTTAAATAGATCGTCGGTGTCGCGTATATTGCCGTTTTCGTCCGTCAGCGTCACGCCGAGCTCTTCAAACGACTTTGCCATTTCCTCGTTGCCCTCAACTGCGGCTACCGCATTTTTGCGGAGGTCTTTTGTGAGGTCGGCTATCTCTTCCATGCTCACGCCCACTTGCTCTCCTGCGTAGCCCCATTCTTGCAATGCGGTCGTGCTCAGGCCGGATGTGCCGGAGAGCAGTTTCAGGTTTTCGGCGAGTTCAATGGTCTCTTTGCCGATCTCCACCATATAGCCCGCCGCCGCGCCGAGCACTCCGGCAAGGCCGAGCATATCGGTGTTTATGCCGCCGAGGTCGATTTCACCCAGCGCGTCAGGGAGGTCTATGCCAAACTTGCCCGCAAGGTCGCCGAGGGTGCCGCTGGCTGCTCCTGCCGCCTCTCCCGTCTCGCTCAGAGCGCCGCTCATGTCATCGAGGCTGCCCAAGCTGTCGTCGAGACTGTCCGCGAAGCCGCTCAGGCCGGATTGCGTTTCGTCAAGCTGCCGCTCAAGGTTTTTGAGTTCCGCATTGGCGTCGTTTACGGCTTCCTGCCATTTCAATGTTTTTGTGTCGTTTTCGCCGTATAGATCAGCGGATTTTTCGAGCATACCGTTCAGCGCGTCCACGCGCTTTTTCTGTACGTCGATCTGTTTGTTTAATACCTCGGCGGTTCTCTGCGCTTTTTCCTCCGCTTCGGTGTTTTCATCAAAGCTGGCGGTGACGAGTTTCATCTCGCTGCCGAGGGTTTTTGCCTGTTGTATGATCTGGTTGATGCTGTCGCGGTATTCTTTTTCGCCGTCTATGCCCAGCTTCGGGCCTATGCTCACAGCCATGTTGTTTACTCCTGATTCATAATCTCGTCATAGGTTAGGGGCCGCTCATAATCCGCGCCGTTGTATATAGCGCGGCAGTCAATGAGGTCAAGCAGCTCGCCGTATGCGGTGTGTATGGTTTCTGCGCGGCTCATGCCGAGGCTCAATCCAAAATACACCAAAAAGGCCGGGGTGATCTTCACTCCCCGGCCTCGGTTTTTTTTGACGGGATCGCCCTCACCGTCCTGTGAGTGTCCCTACCGTATGCGTCTATCGCGGCGTTAAATATCTCCGCAAACTCCTCCAGTGTCAAAGAGGCTACCTCGTCATACGTCAGGGGAGTGGGCTTGTAACCGGGGGCTTCAAACGCCGCCGCTTTCTCGCCCATGAGGGATAGTATGCAGACAAACCGCATACGGTTTTCTGCCCTCCGGCCCGCCTCGCTGTCGTTGAGATAGGCCATGAGGTTTGCTATATCGCCCTCCGGGCACAGGCGGGCCAGTTCGATGCAGGCGCCGACGCTGTATTTAAAGTTTACCTCGCGTCCATTAACCTCTACCATGCGTTAAACCCCCGTTATATTGAGCACCTGTTTGATGACTGCAAGCGCTGCGGCCTCGGTATCCTGATGTTCGCCGCGCAGCCGCCAATCGCGTTTGGCTTTGTCGCTGCGCACCACGTCAAACGTGAGGTTCTGGGTCTGCCAGTTGGTGGTTTCCGTCTCGGTCTGCGCCCCCTCGTCCGGGGTGGCGAGTTTGCATTTGTAAATGACCACAGGCCGGTAGCTCTGCACGCCCTCAAACTGCCATTTTTCGATATAGCCCACGCCTACATAGGGCGTGTCTGCATCGTCATTGTCCGCATATACTTGCACTGTCTCGCTGCCGACGGTCAGACTGGTCGCGGTAGGCAAGCCGCGCATGAGTTTGTCGGCCTCCAGCGCGAGACCATCTACGGTAAGAGCAAGCGTGCCGCCCGTAAACTTGCCGGCAGCGCTTTCGGCTTCTACGTTGTCCGCATAAAACTTACTGCTGCCGTTAGAGCTGCTTGTCAAGTTCGCGTTCACGCCGCGTGCCATTTTCTGACCATTGGTGTATGATATATCGTTGCCGGTGTGTGAGTATATCGCTACATAAGGCTCGGAAAAACCTATTCTTACTCCGCCATTATTCATTTATTCGCTCCTCATTTCATAATTTGTGCCGTTTCCTCGTCAATCACTGCCGCCATGGCCTCTAAGGCTTCCTCTTGGCATTTTTTGATTGTCTTACGGACAAACGGGTATTTTTGTTGTATGCTGCTGCCGCTCTCCACGGCGGCGGCTATGATCTGGTTAGGCTGCCCCTGCGGGTATTTTTTCGTTTTCACTCGGTTATAGCCGCGAAATCCGATTTTGACGTTTAAAAAGCCCTCATCGTCGCGCATTCTGGATATGCCAAAGCTGTCTTTCAATCCCTCGATCTGAATTTTAGGCACGCCGCGGGTGTATTTTTTGGTTTTGCTCGTATTAGGCAGCGTCGGAACCTCGTCGAGCCCGTTTCTGATCGCGTTTGCAACTATATCCGCCCCCGCGTATACGGCCTTTGCCGCCGTTTCCCGGCTATTTTTGCCGAGAGCAGATAATTTCCGTTCGTATTCCTCGAGGCCCTCAAACTTTAGTGTCGCCATCAGGGCACCTCCCACGTCCATTCATAATGGATTAGGTTCGTCTCGTCCTCATACTGCACGGAGTTCAGCCGCCAGGGTATCCTCAGAGAGTTAAGGGCTGCCTGTATATTGTCCACGGCCGGGTCATATTCCTGCGGGGTGTAGTAGTCCACCGTGCCGGTGATCGCCTGCTCTGCCTTTCGGTTGCCGGCGTTAAATCCGTTTTCCCCGTCCTCCGCCCAGACGCAAAACGGCGGTTCCATGTGCGGCCTCCAGTAGTGCTTTGTATTCGGCACCACTTTTGCCAGCGCCTCGCCGAGAGGCTGTAATTTATTCTGCAACGTCATACAGTTTGTCAAGCCTCCTCAATGTCAGGTCTGTTATTTTCAGCCCATCCTCGTCAAGCAGGTGCTGCACATTATCAATGCGATACTGTTTTTTGTCCTCGGTCACGGCATACATACCTATTTCGGCAGCGTCCGTCCGCCACGTCCTGATCAGTAGGTCTACCTGTTGATTTGCGCCAAACGCAGCATACTGGCGCCCGTACCCGATAGCGCGTTCTGCGTAAAACAGCCATTCGACAGGGATAAGATACATGGCGGGCATTCCGCCCGCCGCTTCGTTCGTATCTTTCAGTTTGCACAATGTTACAATGCCCGTATCGTATGTCATACGCCGTCCTCCTGCATTTTCTGGCTGAATAGGCGGTTGTTGAGCGCATAGCGGAGCATACGGGGCATTACGGGATTATCCTCCGCGCGTTTGCGGAATAGATACGCGGCATACATAACAAGGATTTGTGCGTCCTCCTCGCAGTTGGTGTTAAGATTTATGCCCTCGCGGGCGATCATGCCCGAGGCAGCATTAAGGAGCTGCCCCAGGTATTCATCGTATGCCGTGGTCGTCAGCGACAGGTTAAACTTAAGCCGCGCCACAAGTCCCGGATTTGCCATGGGTCAGCTCCTCCTTTCTTAAGACTTGGTTACGGTGAGGGTATATACGCGCACAGCGTTGCCGTTTTTGACGGTCACGGTCAGGGTATTGCTGCCGCTTGTCCAAGTCGCGGTACCGCCGTTGTTGAGGTTTTTGCCGTTAAGGTTGAGCTCGATCTTAGCCTGCGCCTGCGCCGCGGTTGCCTCGATCTTGTCGGTAGCGGCTGCCGCTGTAATAGTGTATGCCATCACAGCAGGATCAAAAGTGGGCGTGAGAGTCTCGCTGCCTACGGTCAGGCTCTGGAGGAGCGCATCGTTGGCGGTATCTGCCGCGAAGGTCATTGAGGTGGTCACCTCGCTGCCGTTGATGTTGAGCGCGACGAAAGACTGAGGTATGACAGGCGTACCATCCGCACGAGCTTTGCCGCGGAAAACGGTGTTGTCCTGAATAAACTGCACGCTGTGGTCAGCGTCGATCTGAATATCGCCGCGGTTTACCCAGAGGTAGAGGTCGCCGTAGCCGCCTATGATGTCACCGTCGGGGATAAACTCCAGTATATCAATGTCGCCGGTGATGATGGGGAGCGTTGCAAATACGCCGGCGGCTATATCGCCGGTCGCGGTAAAGGTTATGACCTTCGATTTGAGCAGGTTGTAAGTCTTGCTGTTCATCGCCCAAAACTTTTCGCCGCGGGCATACAGACTGTATGCGTTGCCGGTGGCGACAGTGAGTGCCGCCCAGAATGCAGCGCCGGTCAGGGTGCTGTCGATCTTCTGGATGTTGGTGGTGTGGAGGTCTACCCATGCGGGGGCATTGGCGGGATAGTCGCTGGGCTTGGCGGTCTGGGCGAGGCGGCTCACTATGCCCATAGGCATTTTGATGCCGGTGCCGTAGAGGATCGCCTTGTCCTCGGCGAGGCCGATAGATTCGGACAGCATCTCCACCAGCCAGGATGCCAGGTTGATGTCGTTGTCCTCGAGTATGCTGTTGCACACCGGTACAAAACCGGCCACCTTGTAACCGTCAACGGTGATCTGGTTAAATACAAACTGCAGCTCGTTGATAGCCGCGCACATCTCAGTCCATACCGCCTCGGGCACGGTGCCGGCTATGGTCTGGCGGGCCTCGCCATTAACATTGCGGACGCGGACGCGGTTGAGCAGTTTTGAATACCTAAACATGTTCTCGCTGATGAGATCAAGGAATACTATGGGGATAGTCAGATCGGCGCCGCTCACCGCGCGCTGGGCACCGCCCTTCATGCTGCGCAGCTCTTTCAGAAATGCCTTAACGTCCTCGCGGGCTATAATCTCCTGCCGGGTCTGCATGGGCAGGGCGTCAAAAACGCGCTGTTCCTTAGGCAGCGCACGGATATTGATGTTGATCATTCTGGTTCTCTTGCTCCTTTCGTTTTCGTCAACTATCGTAGTCATGGGGGCGGGCTCGTTCTTGGGGGCCTCTTCCTCGATATCAGTCAGCTCTTTTTCGAGCTTGTCTATGGCGGCGACGCATTCTTCCTTTGCCTTTTCGAAGGCGGATTTATCCTCCTCGTACTTCTCCACCTCGTCCTCGACAGCGCGCTGCTCTTCCTCGTCCTTGGCTTCCTCTATGGCGTCCTCCAGTTCCTTTTCGCGCTTTAAAAGAGCAGCCTCCTTTTCGCGGAGCTGCTCCAATTCCTTTTTCTTGTTGTCAATGCTCCGGCGGAGCATCAGGGCTCTAAGTGCCATTACTTATTTCCTCCTTTAATCTTTGTTTTCATGTCGGCGCGCCACTTTTCGGCTTTGCGCCGCTTGATATCGTTGATTTCGGCCTTCCGGGCCTCTACCTGGGTATCCTCGTAGGCTGGGAAGGTTACTACGCTTACCTCCCAAAGTTTGACTTTGCGGAGGTGCCATACGCTGGGGCCATCCTCGTTGTAGTCCGTGCTCTGCTCGACTATGTCAAAACCAAACGAGCATTGGTTGACGTCGCCGCGTTTGACGCGCTCATAGAGGTTCATCGCGTCTTGGTCTTTTGGGTTAATTAGTATACTGCCCCAAAGGCCCTTGTCGTCGATGCGCAGGGTGAGCGTGCCGGCGGTGGTGCGTCCCAGCACCAGCCGGGTATCATGGTCAGCCAGTGCGCGCACGTCCCGCTCAGTCTCGCCGTCAAAAGCGCCGGGCTCTATGGTTTCGTATGCATCGTCCCACAGCCAGTACTTGCTGCCGTATACGGCAAAATAGCCCTCTATATAGAGGTTGCCGTCGTCGGCGCGGGTTTGAAATTGCACCGGCTGCGCGATTGCGGTCCTTTTTGCCATCATGAGTTTTTTTCACCTCCTTGTAGTTTGCTTTGGTCGCCTATCATGCCGCGGGGTATGTAATTTTCAAGTATCACGAGGTCATCCAGACCGTCCATCGGCGCAAGGCCCAGCCAGTTGCGCACTTCGTTGCCAGTCATTATGCCGCGGACGTATTCGTCGTTGCCAACGCTCGAAAGGTCCCTCAGGTCGTAATTGTAAAGGCTGCGGCTGTTGAATCTGAAATACCAGTCGGGGTTGTAGAGCAGTTTTCTCGTCAACTCCTGCTGTATGTTCTCGGCAATCGGCATGATGGTGGACGAAATGAAATTGTTCCAGGCGTCGCGGGCAAACGTTCCCTCGCCCAGGACAAACGTCGGTATTCCCAATATTGAGGCCACAGTCTGTTTGTCGAGTTTTACAAAATCCGCCAGCGCGAGGTCAGATAGGCTCAGGGGTTTTACCTGCTGCACGTCAAACTGGTCTGCCGGTATGATCCACGGTTCGCCAGCTCTGCCGCTCGTGATGTAGTTCTGGAGCAGCCGGTCGCGCCCCTCCGGGCTGGAAAATTCGTCGGTCAAACCGTCGACCTTCACGATGAGCGCCGGTTTCCACTCTGATGACATAAATCCGTTTTCTGTTGCCGCGGCCTGTTTGAGGTTATCCGCGACGGTGGAGAGCTCGACCTGGTATCCCCTGCCGAGCCACGGATAGTAATCGCCGGGATTAAACGCAAAATGCAGCACGTCATCCGGGCGGTATACTTCTCCGAGTATGAGCACATCGTAGTCCCACATCCCGCTTGGGACAAACGACACATACGCCGGAGGGATAGGCTGCAGGTCGGTGATATAGCCATTCTGTGTTACGGGATAAACCACCGCATTGCCGTTGCCGCTCAGCATCTGGGTTCTCACGATCCACCGCACCCAGTTGCTCCTCGTCATGTTGTGGTAAGGGGCGATGTCAACCTTTTTCGATAGCTCGTTTTTTATCCTGACGTCGCCGCGATCGGTGTTCTCCATTAAATGGATCGTCATTACCCCAATAAGCCGGGCGATGGTGTCCACCGCTGTCGCGATCTCCGGGTTATCCGCCAGAGTGGTATATCCCCGGCATTTCAAGCTGCCAAACTGTGAGCTGTCGCAATAAAACGTCACGCTCCGCTTCGTCGAGGGCTCCGCTCTGGCGGCTGCTCTATTTCGTTTCCGTTTACTCATTTCCAAACCATCCCTCCGCTGCTCTGATTTTTTCCATGCTCTCTAAATAGCGCACGGTGGCAAAAACCGAAGCGTCGAATAAGTCTATCCTGTGCTCCGGCTGTACCTTCTCGTATTGGATTATGTCGTCGGTTTTTTCTATCGCCCGAACATTCTGTACGCAGTACTCATATGCCTCGCTGTGCATGTAGTACAGGCGCCCATTTTTGGCGCTGTTTTCAATGTACCTAAACCCCTGCGATTTGTTGATCGTGTACTGCGGTTGGTCGATGATTTTAAAGCCCGCTTTTTTTATGTCAAGCATATACTCAGCGGCAAATTTGCGGTCATGTCCGACCTGGCTGATCTTAAAGCCCATATCCCGCATTCCGATATACCAGTTGACCACGTCGGAGTAGTTGGTAGTGGGGGCGTTACACATGGTAAGCCAGCCGCTATCCTCCCAGCCGAACAATGGTATATTGTCCTGGTCGGCTTTGAGTGCCGCCGCAGTCAGTGGGAAAAAGGCGTGGGTGATGATGATGTCGGTATCCTGATAATGCCCGAAAAGTGCCGCCGCTGTCAGGTCGTGGAGGCGGGCGAGATCGGATCCGCCAAACCACTTTATGGGCAGTTGGGACAGCTCCGCCAGCGTCCAATCGTGGGCCGCGTCGCTCCGGCGGAACTCGTCGATGTCAAAATACGCTTTCAGCGCATTCACGTATACGTTGAGGCTCTTCGCCAAAAAGTCCTTGCGTTGCTGCGGGTCGTTCATCGCCTGCCGGCTGTCGTTGAGTATTTCCGCCGGGCGTATGCTCACACCATAGGCGGGGTTGGCCATCTCGTGGACGATGGGGTTTGTATAGTCGATGTCGCCGCCCTCGTCCGGGTTGGCGCAGCACATAAAGATAAAATACTGCTCGTCCTCTATGGTGCCGTTGAGGACCTTCCGGCAGTAGCGCAACCGATACCCGAGGAATGCCTGCTCGTTGTCGCCCGCGGTGGATATGCCTATGATCAATTTATTTGTATACGCCTTCATCGCCTCTTTAAAGAGGTTGTATTGTTTGGGCTTTTTGTAGGCGTGCATCTCGTCGCATATGGCGATATTGCAGTTGAGCGAATCCTGGGTGTCGGGGTTGGCGGCCAGCGCCCGGATATAAAATGAGCCGTCGTCCCCAAGGTCGGCGGTCATGCTGTGCTCGTTGTTGTTGTCTATGATTTTTATAGACCCGCCCTTGGCCTTGTCCTCTCCCATCTGGCGCACGTTGTACACCAAAAAATTAAAACTCTCGAGGGACTGTATCATGGCCGCGCTGGTAATGTAGGTTTTCGCGCCGCTCTTGCGGTACCAGAGGGACAGTGCATATGCCAGAGCCGCCGCAAACGTGGTTTTGATGTTTTTGCGGGGTATAAAGATGAGCGCCTCGTGAAATCTTACGATATCAGTGCCGCTCATTTTAAAACCTATAAGATTGTAAATGATAAATTTGTGAAAGGGTTCCAACTTGAAGGGGCTCCCCCTCAGCGGAGTGCCATCAATCCGCTCACCCTGTTGGTGTTTGAGCGTCAGCTCGATTATCTGTATCACAAACTCCGGGCCTTTGGGGTCTATATAATAGTCCGGGTTGTCCAGATCGCGGAAAAACCTCTCAACGGCCTGCTTCAGTTCCTCGCAGGCCACCTTCTGCCCGCCGCGTATGCTCTCGGCGTACTCCATGACGGCGGGCCAGTTGCGCCCTTTAATCGTCGTCAAAACTAATTGCGGCAAGTGCTGCCGCAAGTTCTCCAGTTTTCGCGTTCTTCGGGGGCGCCCCGCAGACCTTTTTGTAGGCCGCCGGGGTCAGGCCCAGCTCGCGCCAGTACGCAAGCGCGGTTTTGTTGAGCATATCCCACAGGTCGAGGTATGGGCTGCGCGTCATGTTGGTAGCCCCGGCCTTATTGGTGTGCTCCACGATGGGGCCGTCGCCGTCCTCCCGATAGTCCGCCATTACCTGGTCACGCTGCTCCAGTATCTCCGCGAGGCTGTCTATCACCGGGGCGTAGTCTTTGGCCTCGACACCGGCGCGCTTGCACAAGCTTTTGATTTTTGTCCGCCATTTCTTGGCGGTCAACGGTTCGCCCTGCGCCACGCCGCTCACCTCCTCCACCGCTCCGGGGCCGTGGCAAAAACGGAGCGTTTTGTTTGTTTTTCGTTTTGATTTTCAAAAAATCCCTCGCGCGCGCCATAATGTAGGTTCTGGCGGCGACCCCCACCCCTAAAATTTTCTTTAGAGTTGGAAAAGGGTACCCGCGCCATAGAACGAGAGGAGGGCGCGTCCCGATGAAGAGGGGGGGATCAATCGTTTTCGCGGCTGAATCTGCCCCGTTCTCGCAGCGCCTTTGCCTTCTCCGGGTGCCGTTTGTTGTGGCACTCGTGGCACAGCGCCACGAGGTTGTCATCGGCAAACGCCAGATCGGGGTACTCGTCGGCGTGCTTGATGTGGTGCACTTCCGTCGCCTCGGTAAGCCTGCCGTATTTCCGGCAGTCCTGGCAGCGGTATCTATTTAGCCGTAATATATACGCGCGTTTGCGCTGCCATCGTTTTGTTTTGTAAAACTCCGGTGTGCCGGGTATTGCGCAGGCCGTGCCGCTCACCTCCCGATATGCAAAAGGGGCCGCTCATGGCCCCTTGCTTTTTTGTCCTGTATCCATTATAGCAGGTTGCCGTCAAAAAATTTGCTGCAAATGTGCGTCAATTATTTTTTGCTGCGCCGTGGTGTAATGGTAGATAACCGTATTGATTGCGAGGTTGCGCCATGAGTAATACGTCCGATCGCTTATGTGGAGCTTATCGCATATCTGGCTTTGTATATACATTCGGCCCCGGCGGCTGTTGGCGTTGCTGCGGAGATGGAATGTCTGCTCCATCAGCTCCGCAATTTCTGGCTCGTATGTCAGCAGCTCCGCCCATGCGTCCTCTATCGCCTCCACCCACATCTGCGCCCGCGCGTCCACGATCATGCGGTGCTTTTTTGCCTGCTACCCTGGCAATCACAGTGCGCAGCGTAACGTCGCTGTTGGTTCCCGTTTTTGCCGGCGGCCCCTCCCTCGCCTGGCCGAACGCTGCGCTTTCTATTTCTTCGCGCTCTATCTCTTCTTCCGTGCCGCTCAGCAGTGAGCTTTTTATGGCGGAGTAGGCGTATAGGTGCTGTATCGCCTCGTGTCTTATAGGGTTTTGTTTCACTCTGCGCCCTCCCATATTAGCGGCCTTCCCGCTGCGTCTACCATTACGCACACGCCGTGATCTTTTAGTTGTATGTATTGCACCCCTGTTAGAGTGTCAACATATATTTCATACGATAGACCCACTTCCAGTATTCGCAGTCTGTAAATACCAGCCTCAGCCTTTACGCACCCGCACAGGGCGAGGGTCAGCAGGGTTAATATTGTTATTGCTATTACTCGTTTCATTTTTTCCTCCCCGTGCTTATCTTCGGTCGCCCAGCGGGTTTTCCAGTCGCCTTTTTCGTACAGTTCGCAACGTTTCATATCGGGGCGTCGGATTTTGCTTTTTTGCGTTCTCGAACGCTCTACCTTGCAGCAGTAGCCGTTTCCGTCTTTTTTATAGCGGTCGAGCCATTTACATCCGTGACAGTTCATTAGTTTCCTCCTTATCCATTTTCGCCCTGTCTAATACGCAACCCGAGAGCCATATTCTAAGCCGTTCCTTTGCCGCTTCTCGTTCTATGTATTCAGCCATTTTCCCTTGCCTCCAATGCTTTTTCCGCTTCTTCGCGGGTGAGGAATACAGTCTTGCCGATGTCGCGCTCCCATAGCGTTCCGCAGCCCAAGGTGTTCAGCACCGTGCGCCCGTTAAGTGTGCTTATATCCGTCACGGTAAAGCCGTAAACCCGCGCAGCGGGGTAGGTGCTGAAGCTCCATAGTTCGTCTCCCGCCTTGCACGGCAATACTACCAACCGTCCGTCTTTCTCTGCCCGGAGTAATTCACGCAGATGCTCAGTAGGCTCCCCATGCACCACAGGGACAACATCGGCGGCGGGAATACTGTCGAGGAGGTCTATACAGCCCCTGAAACAGTCTGCCGCCTCATTGTTTCCGTCTAATACGCAATCTGTGATCCACATTCTAAGCCGTACCTTAGCCGCTTCTCGCTCTATGAACTCTTTAGCCATTGTCAGTCCTCCTTCGGTTTGTATCGAACCTTTTCGCAATAATCCATATTCCATTCTTCGTCAGCCGCCCATAGTGGGGCAATCATTTTTCTTGCACCGTCTTCACGCCAAACATAGACATCTCCGTTAAATTCAAGGCGTTCAAAATCTTCACAAGGAATTTCTTCTGCCCTCAGAATTACGCAGTGCATAATGCTCTTTCTGATTCCAAAGCATGTGCCAGCAAGAGCATAAAATCTTTCTTTGGCATCATACGGTGTATACAGAATGGCTTCTCCAAAACCGTAATCAATGGTATATTTCATGTTCATTCCTCTTGTTCGCTCGTCCCGCCGGTCAGCGGCCGGCATGCGCAGGTAGTCCTCAATCACCGCCGCCGCACACGGCCAGCCGTAGCAGACCGCGCAATAGTAGCCCTCGGCCATAGCGCCGCTCATAAACTCGTTTTGATTCGGGGTCGGACGGTTGTCGCCCGTTTTGAGCTCAACGTATATGCCATGGTAGCCGCCCCGTGCCGCAGGGATAAACACATCGGGTACGCCAGAATGTACCCCCTGCCCTATCAGTCGCGCAGCGGTGCGCTTATCGCGTAAGCCGCCGTTGGGTATGTGGTGGTAGAGCCGCAGGGCCGGGTACTGCGTCCGCATCATCCGCGTCCAGTTGGTCAGGGCGGTCTGGTGCTCGTCCTCTTTGCCTATTACCGGTTGGGCAGGCCGCCATACGGGTATACCCGCCCGGTTGAGTCTCTCGGTGTATTCGCTCATCTTTTCACCCTCCCTTTAGTTTCGTCGTTCCTCTGGTCTCTCGCCAGCATTATGCTTATATACGCGCCGCTGACAAAGCTGTTTGTCCTGACGCGCACATCCTGCTCTGGATCGTACAGGAAATATCCGGGGTAAGCCTTCAGCAGCTCCCGGGCTGCATATTTGTCATGCTGTATCGCCCTTACCGTACTGCGGGTCACCTTGTGGTCATATACCTTGACAGTGGGTTGCTTGAGATTCTTGGAGCCCCACCATCTGCGCCGCCCCTTGGGATTCTTCGAGAGATACTGTCCCATAGCCTCAAGGCCGTATTCATTGGGCTGAAGGCGATCCGCGTTGGCATAGCCGAAGTGCCACAGGCTTTCACAGGTGTCGCGGTCTATGCCGCTTTCAAGGATGACGTGCAGATGAAGGCGCTTAGTGTTTTCCGTGCCCTCTTCCGCGACTATCATGTACTTGCCGGAGGCCAGCCCCGCCTTTTTCCTGCGCCGCTGCCATCTGGCTATGTAATTCCGCGCGTCCCGCTGTATCTCTTCCATGACCGGCAATCGGCCGTTCCTGCTTTCATATGTCAACGTTACATGCAGGCCGCCTGCAGTTCCGGGGCCGAAATTTTCATTGACGAGCCGCACGAAGCGTTTGCGGCTGTTGCGCTCGTTATATCTCTTCTGTGCCGCCCGGCTTTCCCTGAGTCTGGACGCCTTAACCCCGCACTTGGGCCGTGTATCCCAATATGGGTATACCTCCAGCTCCAATATATTGCCGCTGCGAATCTCCTTCACGCGATAACCTGACAGCTTTGGGGTTCTGCCTGGCGTACTCTGTTCTGCATCATAAAAGTCCGGGTCTGTTATGATCCACTTCGTTTTCCGTCCTTTGCCCATAGCTCGATACCTCCTGCTTATCCAACATCGGCATTTAGGGGCTGACAACCCCGGCCCACATAGTGGGCGCGGGCTGGCAATAGCATAATGGCGCTCGCTTATGTCAAGGGCTTTCGCGGCATAAAAGCCAACCTGCGGGCTGGCATTTATTCCACGGTTCCTTGACAACGCTTCACGCAATCGGGCGATGCTGCTATGGCCTTTTGCCGGGGACGGTACTTTGCTCAAGGTCTAACCCTAATGCAGTTGCCGCCACCCCGTAAAGGAGAACCGGGTAATGCCGTACCCGGCAAAAGGTCATGCTCGGTTTCTTACTACTCATTACAAGCCCGAAAAGAGCTTGTCCGCCGCCTATTGGTATGCCTGCCCGATTCACCGGGCAGGCTTTAAACTGTGCATATTCTCTTGTTTTTTGGGACTGCGGAAAATGAATATTTGCTCCACCCCGGCGCGCCCGCCGCACTCCATGAATTTATCCGCTTCCAGTATGGGCAACTCCCGCCCATCTACCCTGACGCGGCAATCGCCGCGGTTCTGTCTGTACGCCTTCTCCGCTGCTTTCTTGTCAGTTGTGGTCAGCAGTACCGTCTCTTTTCCCGATCTGCGAATGAATACCTCATATGTGATAAGCGTTTTTTTCTTGCGCGCCATACCGCACTCCCTCCTCAGCCGTTGTGCGCAGCGGACACCAGCTCGGCCTTCCTCCGTACACACCAATCCGCTTCCCGGGTGTCCATCCGCCCTTCGCCCTGCACAGCGCCTTGTCGCATTGGCTGTCCATACTATTTATATAGAATGGACACTCCCGGCAGTTCTTTGGGATACGGCGCATTTGGGTCTTTATCACTATTGGCATGGCCTACACCTCCGTTCCCGCTATTACCGCCTGGCAGCAGCTTCGCGCCGCCGCCCGCATCTTTCCCGCTATTTCGGATGCGCCGGAATCCTCCGCCCTCGCTATGCACTCCAGCATTTTGTTAGCGCTGTCCTGCATACTCTCAAAATGCACCTTGAACACCGCCATATCCGAGTTTGCCATCGCCAGCCGGCGCCTCAGCTCTTCCGCCTGCTTGGTAAGCGCGGCCCGCTCCTGCTCCGCTATCTGGGCCGTCTGCTCGTATGCCGCTCTTTCCGCTTCCGCCTTACTTATAGCCTCCGCCTTTTCTTCGGCGGCCTGCTTCGCCTTGGCCTCCGCTTCTTCTATCTGCTTCCTGAGTTTCTTTGCTTCCGCCTCACGGGCCTTATCCGCCCCCTCCTTCCGGGCCGCTTCCAGCTCCTTCGGGTCCGCGCTCCGCGGCTTGTCCTCCAGCTCCCGCAGTTTGCCCTTAAGCTCCGCCACCACCGTAAGCGCGTTTTCCACCCTGGCGGCCGCGTCGTGAAGCTCCTGCTGAGCTTTAGCCATATCGGTATCGTATACGCACTGCTGCTCGCTGAGCTGTTCTTCCATCTCCTGCCTGGCTGCCTTGGCCTCGTTCTCCCAGTAGTCCCGTTCTTTCTCCGCCGCCTTCTGCGCTTTTATGGCCTCGTCCAGCTGGCGGACCGACATATCCGCAACGTCATTTTGAGCTACAAATTCCTCGCGCTCGGCAGCAGGTAAAGTCAGCAGTTTCAAAGCTTTTTGCGAACCCAAAAGCGCAAACGTCTGCGCATTTGAGGAATACTCTTTGGCGAGCTGCATCATGGTCTGGGCGGTGCGCACGGATACGTCCACACGCTCCTTAAGGTAGTCCAGCCATTCGCCGTGATCCAGCTGGGCCTTGACCTCTATTAGCCGCTTGCCTATCTCGAGGATGGCCTCGCCCGCCTGGTTTTTGTACAGCAGTATTTCCGTGGTTATGGTATTGATGTCCCGCGGCATATCCGAGAGCAGTTCCTCATATTCAACGTCGATGATCTCTTTTGTTTCTTCCATCATGCCCTCCTTACGCTATCTTTTTCTTCTTTACCCCGCCCTTGGCTACCACTTCGGTAAGCCAACTGTTCACAAAGGCTTCGATACCCGCATCCTCTGTATAGGGCGCGTTGTTTTTCGTCCGGCACTGTATGAGTTTTTTACCCTGCAGCTCCAAGGTATAATAGGGCCTGTCAGGTTCCTCCGCCAGCCGGATGAAAAATATCGCGGTTTTGCCCTCCGCCATGCGCAGGGCATAGCCGCCCACGCAGTGGTGCAGCGCCTGCCCCTCGGCTATCAATTCCTTCTGGGAGGCCGCCGGGCGTATGATGTATCCGCCGCTATCCCAGGCAAATTTTTGCAGCTTCTCCACGGCATGGGCAAATTGTTCCTGCGCGATCCTATCTTTCTCATACCGTATCTGCATCGCCGTGGCGGCGTGGGATGCCCGCAGGTCGCGGGGAAACATCACCTGCTCGCTGGAGAGGTCCATGCGCAGCTGCTCGCACTCGCCTATGTAGTCCATATACAGCCGCTCAAGGCCGTGCTGCACCGCCTCGGTCTGCTCCGCAAGGTATTTCAATATGCGGTGCAGCGTGGCATATTTTGTTGCGGGGGATATAACCGCATAGTCAATGCCGAGATTCAGCATCTCAAATATGTCCCGCTCCGCGACCGCGCCATTTTGGCACAGCCGCCACAGGACGCCCGCCCGGCCTATATCCGTCATGTGCCATTCCCCCGGCTGCATCAGCCGAAGCAGGCGCAGCGGGAAGCGGAAGCATTCGCTCAGCTTATTGCGCTTCCAGCGTATCAGATCCCTTTCGCCGTTTCTCACCCCGTTTACCTTTTCAACTACCAGCCAGTAAAACCGCCGCTTTATGAGATATTCCATTACAGGGTAGCGGGCCCAGTCCAATAAATACTTAATGATGTTCACGCCCCGCCCGGCGGCATCCGCCGCTTCGTAATACAGTTCCGGCGTGGCGTACTGGAGATGCGTTCCCGCGACCGCCGCAGGCAGGCTCGCGTCGCAGAATTTATAACAGCCATCGTATATGTCGGATACATTTCTGTACCGTTTCCATTCTCCCAACGGCAAGCGTATGGCCTGCATACAGAAGTTTTCCTTATATTCGTGCTGCCACTTGGCGGTGTGCCGCTCACGGATAGCGTACCGTGCCACCTCCTGAAGCCATTCCTCCGGGCTCTCATATCGTGCGGAAGGGTCACGCTTTAAATGCCACAGCCTTATAAATGTAGTCCTTCCGTCCGCGCCGAGTTGAGCCGCCGCAACATTATCCACAAATTCGGCCCTCCACGCCGCCCCGTCCTTCAGGAAGCAGTCCACCTTCGCCCCGCAGCTGGGGCATGTAGTAAGGTGGTATTGAGTGAACTTTCCTCTTACCTCTCTGCCGCAGGAATAACACAGGCCCCTGGTATTGCCACGCTTATATATGATGGTGTTGTCCCGGTCTATGACCTCCCGGCGCACCCAGCGTATAAAGCCTTCCGGCAGTTCTTCCGGACAAAGCTGCCAGTCGCAGTCAAGCAGTTCGCCACGCATTTCCATATCCCGCTGCTTCGCTGCAGCCTCGGTCTTCCTGATCCATGTATCGAGGTTATCGAGATAATGATTCTGCGTCACTTTGTCGCCCAGCCACGAGGCCAGCAGCTTTTCCTCCCGCTCAGATATATCGGGATAGCAGGTTGTCAGGTTTATTGCGGTGTTCTCCCGTATTGCCGCCGAGCGGACGGGACGGCCGGATATTTTCATATATGCCACGCAGTCCTGCCGCTTCTTAGAGCAGACCATCCGCACCATTTCTTCCTTTATCTGCCGCCAGCACCGCTGCTCGATATTCCGCTGCAGCGTCACCACCAGCAGCCTTTCATGATCCACAACCGGCGTATTAACGATGACGCGCACGTTTAACAGCGCATTCTTGTTTTCATATGGCTCTGGCCACGGCATCTTCCTGATTTGCTTTGGTATCTTGAGCATGGCGTCTCCTTTAGAAGAAGTCGCCGAAATCTACGTTGACTATCTTACGGCTCTGCGGCTCCGAAGCCGGTAGCGGGGTGACGGGTTCCATGCTGTCTATGCCGAAATACCTGTCCACAATGGCATACACCTCATCATCCCGCATTACGGCAACACTGCCCTGCTTGCGCGCTTTGGCAGTCTCCATTACCTTGTCCATAGCGTCCTTGAGGGTCCTGTCTTTTTTGAGCACCGCTTCTGCCGCCGCTACGTTGCCGCAGCGGTCTATAACATGCTGCCCTATTGCTTCAAGGTACAGGTCGTCGGGCTTTGCCTGCATCTCGGTGTTAATTTTGATGATCGCTTCCTGTATAGCGTTCATATGCCTTACCTCCTTTATTTCACTTTAAGTTTCTTGGCTCACGTTAAAGTTCTGGCTCCGGGTTATCCGGAGCTGCCCCTTGCTGGTGAGCTTTATCTTGGCGGTTATGCCGTCGCTGTCATCCACGGTTATGTGGTTCGCATCGCCGTCATATACCAGTGCAGCCGCCTCGTACACATAATCGCGCACATTTTCATTCATCACCGCAAGCCCTGACTCTTTCGCCGGCGGCCCAAACAGCGCGTCAATTATCTCTCGCGCGTTTTCAAGCGTTATCTTCCGCATTGCCGCCGCATCCTCCCGCCGCTGTTCAGCTTCCGCATACTTCTTGCTGTCCAGGCAACCACAGAACCGTGAGGCCAAATAATCAGCATCCCTGTCCTTATGGTTTTCGAAGCCGCGCAGCCACTGTACATTCACCATCTGCCCGCAAAAGCGGCATATGCCGGTCTCGCCGCCGGCTATATTGGGTTTTTCTTCCATGTTGCAGCCCTCTTTTTTCATATATTCATCACCCTGGCGATCCAGCGCAGGAAGCACCGAAAGCCACGGGAATGTTCGCTTAAAAATTCAAAGGCGCAGAACATCAGGCACATGCCCATGGGGTATGCCGCCAGCAGCAGAGCCACTTTCAGATATTCCATTGCCAATTCAAGGGTCATATGCGTTTCCTCCCCGCCTTTTTGCTGATGTGTTCCGTCCTTACATACAGGTTGATACTGCTGCTGTTGCCTTCGATACCGATTACCTCCGCATCCAGCAGCGGGCCTACGGTATCGTTCCGCCGGCGGGCGGTGTTCTCCCCCGGGGCAAGGTCCAGTACCATGCGCCCGAAGGGGGACTCATACAGCCGCACCCGCTGGGAGTTCATCAGGGTTATCCGTGATATTACATCGCGTACCAACAGCATGGGCTTGTCCTCCTGTTCTGTCTGATACCCCGGGAGCTTGGGCCATCGGCAAATGCCCTCCTTCCCGGACGCACTGGGCCTGAATCCTATTTATGCTCGCCCAGCCGAGCTGCTAACGTGCGTGGTTATTTGGAGCGTGTGATTATCAGCCGCAGGTGCCCAAGGGCATCACCTCCTAAGGGTAAGCTTCGGGATAAGGGCAGGAGCGGGCGTTATTTCGGCATCCTCAATAAATATCACTGAAAAGGAGATTCACAATGAAGCTTTCGGGCCTGTCCCGCGCAGGCCCAAGGGTTAGCGTTATTGCCCGCCCCTGTCCTTATCCCGAAGCGCCCGGCGTTACTCTGCGGCGCGGCGCGCCTGCTGCTGTGCAAGCTGGCGGCCCACCAGTTCGCCCATGGCCTTGAGTATGGCGTCAACCTCTTCCTGCGTCTTTACGCAGTACTTATCGTCGATAATTATGTGGGTCTTGCCCTCGTAGTAGTCTTTAACGATCATTGTGCTGTCCTCCTGTCGTTTTGTCGTAATATGTTTATTCGGTGATATGCCGGGTTATATTTGTTGCCTATTCGGTGACTACACGGGCAAAAAAAATGCTATTGCTTCGGACACTGGTACATTTAACCCTTGTGCTATCGCATTCAGTTCCTCTATGTTCGGCATTTTCCCGTTGACTATCCTGTTAAGTTTTTGCCTGGTCCAGCCAAGACTTCGCGCAAAGTCCGCCTCGCTATCATACCTCGAGTAGATGATGCCGCGTAGGGTCATATTTTTCGCCATTCTTTTCCACTTCCTTTCTTGTCGCCCATCTGGTGACGCTTTTATATTATCATTATCCGCTCGTTTTGTCAACCATTTGGTGACTATGTTTTTGGCCATATTTTCCGTCTCTTTTTTGGTGACTTTGTATTGCATTTGGTGACTTTTTATGGTTTAATAGTATCAGTAAGGAGGATTTAAAAATGACATTCGGCGACAAGCTTAAAAAGTACCGCGAGGAGCACGGCATATCCCAAGAGCAGCTCGGGGCAATATTAGGCACCTCAAAGCAAGTTATAAGTCGATACGAAAAAGGTCAGCGCTCTCCGCAGCTCGATACTGTGCAAAGCTACGCCCGCAAGCTCGGTCTCCCCGTCGTGTATCTCGCAGACAATTCTTGCGACCGCATTATGGAGCAAGAGGATAATAGTCTTACTCCCATGCAAGACGCTCTTTGGAGGCGGATTTCAGGCATGTCTGACCGTAAGGCTGAGGCTCTGCTTGAGCTGCTAAAGCATCAAGAATGAGCAAAGTTTTGTACACGATTTCGTCAGGCATGTTTTTGACTTCATTATAAAGTTTTTCTTTTGCTGTCATATTTTCAACTCCAAACATTTGTTCTTTTTCAAATAATAACACATTAAAAATAAAAAGAAAGGGGAATTTTGCAATGTAGTACCGTTTTAAGTACTCCGCTCACTCAAGTTGCACTAATCGCGCCTCAAAATTGCCTCGGCGGCAGATAAAAAGTTATAGAAAGCCAAAATAGCGTGGAGGAAGTATTATGCAAGGTGATTTTTTAGCCATAGATGTTGAGACGGCAAATCGTTATCAGCGCGGCAGCATTTGTTCTTTCGCTGTAATCCATTGTCATGACGACATACACGAAACGGTATTTTCCGAGTTGCTCAACCCGCAAACAGAAATAGACCCGTGTTTTACTCATATTCACGGAATTACCAACAGCATGGTTGCAGATAAGCCCAGTTTCGGGGATATATGGCCCATTGTTGCTCCTTTGTTGCAAAAATACCCAGTCGTGGCCCACAATGCCGCTTTTGATATAAGCTGCCTGGAACAAGCACAGGATAATTTCGGTTTCAGCCCAATAGACATAAGTTACATGTGTTCATTGCAGGCTTCCCGTATCGTTTATTATCACAAATTCAGTTCTTATTCTTTGGATTCTTTATGTGCTCATTTTAATATATCGTTAGAGCATCACAATGCCGCATCAGATGCCGTAGCTTGCGCGAAGCTCGTTGAAATCATGGCCGCTGAGCGTAACGCGAAGAATCTCGATGAATTTGCGCAGCGTTGTGGATTAGTACTAAAAAGTTCGCAGAATAACGGTTATGTTCCCGTGACGCAGGTTCCTATACAGCATGTATTCTGTGCGCCAGAATTCGAAAGTGCCGTCTGCGAAACTTTTTCGGGGAAAACTCTTGTTTTTACCGGTGCTTTTGCCAACATGGATCGCTCGGAAGCCGAGCATGCCGCTCAAAGATTCGGAGCTAATATAGGTAAAAGCGTAACCAGAAAAACCGACATTCTCGTTGTCGGAATACAGGATTTGGTAAAAACAAAAGGATATGAAAAGAGTTCGAAGCACAGAAAGGCCGAAGAGTTGATCAGCGAAGGCCGGGATATTTTGATAATAGATGAATCAGAGTTTATGCGTTTGATAAATGAGGGTTAATTATGCCTTATTGTATGTATCTGCGTAAGAGCCGCAAGGATTTTGAGGCAGAAAGCGCCGGGCAGGGCGAAACTCTGGCGCGGCATAAAGCGGCGCTATTGGAAACTGCGCAGCGGCTGCACCTCGCCGTGAGCGAGATATACCAGGAGATCGTCAGCGGCGACAGCATAGCGGCCCGCCCGGAGATGCAGCGTCTTCTCGCCGATGTAGAGACCGGCAAATGGGACGGCGTGCTGGTCATGGAGGTGGAGCGCCTCGCCCGTGGTGATACTATGGATCAGGGGCAGGTGCAGCGGACGTTTGTGTATACCGGCACAAAAATTATCACACCCACGCGGACATATGACCCTTCGGACCCTGCCGATGCAGAATACTTTGAATTTGGTCTGTTTATGTCCCGGCGGGAGTATCAGACCATAAATCGCCGCCTGCTGGCAGGCCGGGAGCGGGCCGTCCGCGAGGGTAAATGGCCCCAGGGACATGCGCCGTATGGATACAGGGCTGTCAAGGTGCCCAAGGGCAAAGGGTACATGTTGGAGATCGTACCCGAGGAGGCAGAGATCGTCAAATCCATATTTAACTGGTACGTCAACGGGGCGGAGTATAACGGTGCTTTTTTGCGCGTCGGTGCGCGTAGAATATCCACCATGCTTAACTCTATGGGGTTGACTACACAGGCGGGCAATCTCTGGTCAGCGCCCGCGGTGCGGGTTATCCTTAAAAACCACGCCTACATTGGCAAAGTCACGTGGTATAAGCAGACATTGCGCAAGAGCATGAGCAACGGCGTCGTCGTCAAAAAGCTGGAGCGCACGCCGGAGCGCACGCTCATCTGCGACGGGCTGCACGAGGCCATCATATCAGATGAGCTTTTCGAGGCGGCGCAGGCGCGGCTGTCGGCGGACAGCACCGGCCCCGCCACCAAGGGGCCTTTGCAGAGCCCCCTTGCCGGGCTGCTGTATTGCGGGTTATGTGGGTGCGTCATGGCACGGCAGCATGAAAAAGGCAAGCCGGCATATTACGTGTGCCGCAATCCCCTCTGCAGGTGCCGTGGCAGCAAACTTGAGGTTGTAGAGCAGCGCGTGGTGGCCACACTGGCGCACTGGCTGACGGGCTATGAGATCACTGCCAAGGCCCAGGCGCAGACCGTTGACATAGGCGCCCTGCAGTCCGCGCTGGACGGAGCACAGCGGGAGTTGCTGGCCTACCAGCAGCAGCAGACGCGGCTATATGACCTGCTGGAGCGGGGCATATATACAGAGCAGGTGTTTTTGCAGCGGCAAGCGGCCATAACCGGCGAGGTGCAGCGGCTTCAGGCAGCAGTGGCCGACACGGAGGCGGCAATAGCCAAGGCCGTGCGCATAAATGCCTCCGCCCGCGAGATTGTGCCCGCCGTCCATGCCGTCCTGGATGCCTACCCCGCCTACACGACAGCACAGGAAAAAAACGACGCGCTGCGCATGGTGTTGTCCCGCGTGGAGTACACCCGCACCGTTGGCGGGTTTGGCTCAGATCCGCAGGATTTTGAGGTTAAGATTTTCCCCAGGCTGCCTGAGCCTGTAGAGTAGTATAACCACGGTGCATAGCATTGGTGGTGG